CGTATCAGGGCAAGACGGGAAGCAGAGTTTAAAAAAGAACAAGCATTAATCAAGGCTTTAAAACAATGGCAGCACAATAAACAGATAAGTGATGAAGAAGCAAAGTTAAAGATTGATTTTGTAAAGAAGTATGGCGCTAAGGAATGGGAAGCGGTTTTAAAAATTAAGATGGAAATAGAAAATATCCGCAAAAAAGATAATGAAATTTACCAACACGATTTAAAAGCTATTAAACGGGTTCAATTTTATTGTTTTGCAGTAGCAGCGGTATTTGCGTGGTACTTTACTTGGGGGTACAAATGGTAGCTTATTTAGCCTTTTGTTATAACTATTGGGGGGTTTTATCATGTTTGGCATAGATGACATCATTGGCGCTGGTCTTAAAATTATTGACAAAGTTATTCCTGACCCTGCTCAAAAAGCACAAGCCCAGTTAGCATTACAGCAATTAGCGCAAGACGGTAAGTTGGCTGAATTACAAGCTGACATGAATGAAGCTAATAACATCTCAGACCGCTGGAAAGCAGATGCTAGTACTGATAGCTTCTTAGCTAAAAACATCCGTCCATTAACCCTTATATTTATTTTGGGCGTCTATACATTCTTTGCGTTTATGTCTATGCTTGGGCATGAAACAAGGGGTGCTTACGTTGAATTGCTAGGCCAATGGGGAATGCTAGTGATGACTGCTTACTTTGGTGGGCGCAGTTTAGAAAAAATTATGGATTCTAAAAATAAGGCTAAAGAATGAACCATAGAGAACATATTTTAGTAATCGCCGCTTGGTCTTTGGTGGCTATTGTTGCCTGTATGCTTTTTATGTTTGCCTATGCAGTAATTGATCCTAATTTTGATACTGATAAAGTATTTGCCATTATTGGCCCTGCATTTCAAACAATCGTAGGTGGGTTTATTGGTTTAATTACTGGTATCAAAATAGGATCAGACAAAAATGACGAATGAGCAACTTAAAGTTTTAGGTATTGATGAAAAATGGTTAGAACCATTAAACGAAACCTTTAAGAAATACGAAATCAACACTAAAGAGCGTCAATCTGCCTTTATTGGGCAATGCGCCCATGAGTCTGGTAACTTTAAAACCTTGCAAGAAAACCTCAATTACAGCGCTGAAGGGCTAATGAAAACTTGGCCTAGCCGTTTTCCAACTAAAGAAATGGCAGACCAATACGCTCGCCAACCAGCCAAAATTGCTGGCAAGGTATATAACGGGCGTTTAGGTAACACTAGCGAAGAAGAAGCTGCTAAATATTTAGGCAGGGGTTTAATTCAGCTAACTGGTAAGGAAAACTATGAACACTGCGGATTGGGTATTGGTGCTGATCTTCTTGCTGACCCTGCTTTATTGCTGGATCCACGATATGCTTGCCTTTCCGCAGGGTGGTTCTGGAACAAAAAAGGATTAAATGCTTTAGCTGATTCCAAGGACTTTGAAACAATGACTAAACGCATCAATGGTGGCCTGATTGGATTAGATGACCGCAAAGCCAAGATTGCTAATGCTTTTCACGCATTAAGTGTGTGAAACAGGCGGCGTTGGGGATGGTTCCTCAAGGTACTGTTCTAGCCGTTTAATCCGTTGCGTTTCAAAACTACAAAGGGATTGGTAATACTCAGCGTGCGTTTTATGCTCTAGATAGCTACGTTTGGCGCTTTCTAACTCTTTAACCGCCCTTTCGCTTGATGTTAAAGGCGTTATTAGTAATAGCCATAATCTTTTTAATTCGTCCATTCTCATTTTCAATCCTTTTTTTAATGCAATCATTACAAAACCATTTATAAGTTAAACCAGTTGAATTAATTACCGCTGTTCCGTTTGTGCTGTTTTTGTGTTGTCTACAGTTTATGCAAAGCCGCATTGTTATTTACCAAAAATTGAGTCATAGATAGGCGTCAATGACGGCGTAATAGGTATTGTATGGGGTGCGTAAGTAAACGTCTGCACTGTGCCAAGGTTCTGCCCTTGTGAGCCGTATACGTAGGTTGTATTATTAAACTGTTGTGCAGACGCAACAGATTGCCCTTGAGCGTTGTAGAAGTACGTAGTGCCGTTAAACGTCTGCGCCGTGCCAATAGCTTGGCCTTGTGAGCCGTAAAAATACTGCGTTTGAGCCTGGCAATCGCTAGCACCAGCTAACCAGCCAGCGCAGATGCCAATAGTTAAATAAAATAAGCTGCTATCCATTTTCCTTCTCCTTTGTGTTTAGTTCACGGTAAGCCTTAATTGCGTCCTTTACGTCTTGGCGCAAAGCCCTTAACTCAACGTACATTTCTTCTGCTAACTTAACTAAATTTTCATGTTTCCAAGACCCAAAATCAGGTGGCGTCATGGTTTTACCGCTAACTTTAGTATTTCAATCCTCTCTCTAGCCACCCGTAGCACGTTATAGCGTTGGTGCAGGCGTTGCAATACAGATGAGCGTTTCTCACCAAAACGCTCGGTTTCTAACAATTCCCAAACATCCGCTTCAGACATCATGGAAAGCTGATTATTTAGTTCCCGCCAGCTTAACTTCTTCATTCTTAATCCTTTCCTTCAACGCTTTGATTTCTTCAATCGTTCTAGTTAACGCCCTAGCAGCCGTGCCATAGTTACGTACACGAATGACGCTTTCAGCTTGCTTTAGCTTTAGTTTTGCTTTTAACTGCAACAGTCTTTTCACTTTGTGACCTTTCTATTTCTTTAATTAAATTGCGGATCATTAGCTCAATATTGGTACTTGGCGCATATTCCGCTATGTCGTCAGCCAATTTCTTTGCTTCGTCTAGTAATTTCATTTCAACTCCTCTAGTGCTATGTCAGACAGCGCCCGTTTATCTTTCAGGGCATCCCAAATCCTTTCGTCAATCGTTTTATTGGTCAACAAAAGGTACACCCATACATCATGCTTTTGACCGCTGCGGTGCAAGCGCCCGATGGTTTGTTCGTACAACTCAAGGCTCCAAGGCAAAGATACAAAGACCATTTTGCACCCGCCATGCTGAAGATTAAGGCCATGCCCGGCAGACTTAGGGTGAATTAGTAACAACTCAACTTTGCCATCATTCCAACGCTCAATGACCTTGGTATCGTTGATTGTCTGTGCGGTAGGGTAGCGGCGCTTAAGTTCAGCCAATTCCTCTACGTAGTTGTAAACAATGATGGTGTTGGCGTGTTGATTTTCCTCAAGCAATTCATCAAGCAAATCAAATTTGTGGCTTGAAAACCACACTGGCGTTTGGCTGATGTTCATGCGCCCTGGCGTAGTGGATGGGGTCGTAACCGTTTCATAGACCCAGCCGCCTGCCATCTGTTGCAGTTTGCCTGTAACAACCCCTGCGTTAACGGCGGTAATGACCTTATCTTTAAACTCAAGCACAAAATCTTTTTTCATTTTTTCGTATGGGGCGCGGTCTGTAAGGTCGCACTTCATCTCAACAACGTGGCATGGCGGCAGCTTGTCAGCGTATTCGCCTGCTTCTAATACAAATGTTGCGGGTTTAATGCGTTCCATAACTTTTCCTAGTGAGCCTACACGGGGTTCCCATTCGCCAAAGTCTTTATTGACCAGGACAAAGTACTGCTGCATAAACGCGCCTTTAGCCCGTCCAAGCAGGTCTTGGTTAACAATTTTGCATTGACCAAAGACATCCTCAAGGCCGTTGCTAGTAAAGCTGCCTGTCAAACCCCAACGTATCTTGATGTTATCTACCACCTTAGCCAATGCTTTAAAGCGCTTGCCAGATGGGTTCTTGAGCTTGGTTAATTCGTCAAACACAATCCCGTCAAAGTCTAGCTGCTGTTCCGACAACCATTGAATGTTGTCGTAGTTACTTACCACTACGGGAAAACCCGAATATAGTGCTTGGCTACGCTGGGCAGGTGTACCCACCGCTATTGCAATCGGCGTATCCGTAGCCCACTTAAGTTGCTCTACAGGCCATACGTCCGTACAGACCCGCTTAGGAGCCAGCACAAGCCACCGTTTGACAATCTTGTAGCGCAGCATATCTTGCATGGCTGTTAGCGTCAGCGCCGTCTTTCCCGCGCCCACAGGGGCAAGGATCATGGCGCGGTTGTTCTCGTACAAGAAGTCGGCTGCCTTTTCTTGGTAATCACGTAGCTTCATAAGGTATTTTTTTCCATAAAATTTTTAACTGTTTATCAAATACCAACACAAAACGATGTTTTTGACTACGTTTACGCCACTCACCATTTACCCCTTTAACTTTTCCTCGGCTATGTTTTATATAACTGCCATCAAATTGTCTAACCCAAAAATCTTTTTTAGGTGTAGTTAAACCGTAGTAATTAAAATTACTGGCACGATAAACAGTTCCACTATGAAAATCGGCGTCTGCATACGATAAAACAACGCGTACTTTTGTTTCCTTTTGCAGCTTAGTTAATGATTTAGCTACAAACCACGACGCAAGGTTATGTTCTTCTCGTTGTATTTCTGGCGTTAAGCAAAGCCGGCTAAGCTCAAATAGTCCTTCTTGGTCGTTGCGTTCTAACCCTAACATTCCTTTAGCTAATTCTGGCACGGGAAAACCCGTATAAATAACAACACCGACGCAAACATTGTTTTTATATACGCCGTAGTTAAACCCGCTTTTAAAACCTTTGCTAATATTTTTTAAATAATGATGTGTTAAAAGAATTTTTGCACACTCAGCTTTAGTCACGTTTTTAACAACAAAATCAACTTTACTCATAAGTCAGCAATCCATTTCATAACATCTTCTTTAGTCCACAAGCACACATAGTGTTGTTTTAACGCCCACATTTCATCCGCAAATAAATCTTGCAAAGGCGATAAAACACCACCTTTAGGGCGTTTAATTTCAACAAACCAAGTGTCGCCATTGGGCAAACAGGCTATACGATCAGCAACCCCACGCTGGCTGATAGACTTGAACTTATAAGTCTTGCCGCCAATTGACGCTACCGCCCAACAAAAATATTTTTCAATTTCTGCTTCTCTTTCAGGTTTAGTTTTTGTATTCATGTAAAAAAGTTTAGCACACAAATAAAAGTTGTGGTAAAGTTTAATCTCAGTCAACTAAAGTAAAGGAAACAAAATGAACGATGTAGTAAAACATTCCCGTGTAGTCGGTGGTTCTACCGCCAAACGCGTCATCAGTTGCCCTGGCTCTGTAGCCTTATGCGACAAAATGCCTCCTAAACCCTCTAGCAAGTACGCTGACGAAGGCACCCTTTGTCATAGCGTTATGGATTTAGTTCTAGCTGGGCATAAGCCCGAAGAACTTCTTGGCATGAAATATGAAGATCAAGTGCTTACGCAAGAGTTGTTAGACGACAAAATTTACCCTGCTTTAGCTCTGTTAAATGAAATTGACCCTAATAAGGAGATGGAATATGCAACTGAAACGCGTGTTGGATTCGGAGATTTTCTACCTGGTGTGTTTGGGAGTACTGATCTTCTTGGTCGTATTGGTGGGCGCGCTGTTGTTTTGGATTGGAAATTTGGTAGCGGCGTTGCTGTGGATGCTACCGATAATTTTCAGTTAATGTTTTATGCGGCGGCAGCCATGCGTACCGCTGAAGCTAAATGGGTGTTTGATGATTGCACCGAGATTGAGTGCGTTATTGTTCAGCCACCATCTATCAAGCGTTGGGTTACTACCAAAAAACGGATTCAAGAGTTTGAGCTAGAGTTGGCTATGGCGGTCAAGATTGCAGGGATGCCAGATGCACCATTGAACACAGGCGATCATTGCCGTTGGTGTGCCGCCAAGCCTACTTGCCCTAAGATGACAGGCCTTGCAGATCGGTCATTACACGCTAAACTAGATGTTCTTGACGTGGTGCAGATCAGCGAATACCTCAAGAAAGCAGATATGCTAGAGCAATGGATTGCGGATGTGCGTGGGTTAGCGCACCAAGTTTTAGAAACAGGCAAACCTGTGCCAGGCTTTAAATTGGTCGCTAAACGGGCTACCCGTCAATGGGGTGATGAAGATCAAGCCTTGGTTGCTATGCTTAATGAGGGTATTCCTGAGGAGGAATTGACTACAACTAAGGTAATATCTCCAGCCCAAGCAGAAAAAGTATTGAAAAAGCATGGCAAGCAATTGCCTGCTAATCAAATAGTAGCAGTAAGCAGTGGCAGTACGTTGGTTGAGGACTCTGATCCAAGACCGGCGGTATTACAAATCGGGCAGCAACTGACCGCAGCCCTTTCTAAACTTCAATAAGGACTTAAATAATGTCAAATATCACTACATTCTCAGGTGCAAACCTTCCTTCAGTTAAATCATTGGCTACAGCCTTACGTACCATTGAAACCGATGTTGGCGGCGTAGGCACCGTAATTCTTAAGATGGACAAAACAGGTCATTGGGTGTTCGGTGCAGAGCAGACCGAAATCGAAGATGATTCCTCATGGGCGGTTAATCCTTTCTCCTTTGTTCACGGCTATATTGCGTGGGGTGATGGTGAAGTACTAGCTGAGAAGATGGTTAGCGTAAGCCAGCCATTGCCTGAGCTTGAAGCAGCGCCTCCTGGTGCTAAAAAGGGTTGGGAAACGCAGGTTGGGATGTCTATCAAATGCTTGTCTGGCGAAGATAAAGGTATGGAAGCGCGTTACACCACTACTTCGGTAGGCGGTAAAAAAGCGGTTCAGGCCTTGGCAGTTGCTATTGCTACGCAAGTAGAGAAAGAACAAGACAAGCCAGTACCTGTGGTTGAGTTGGGTAAAGAGCATTACACCCACAAATCCTATGGCCGTATCTTTACGCCTGTGTTTCAGGTATTAGAGTGGGTTGGTATGGATGGTGATGCACAAGCCGAAGAAGCGCCAGCAATTGAAGCGCCCGTAGCTGAAGCAGCGCCAGCACGTCGCCGTCGTACAGGAGCTTAATATGATAATTAATTTACAACTATCTGTAGAAGAAATTAATCAGGTTTTGGCAGCTATGAACGCAGGTCTTGTAGAAAAGATCAAAGCGCAAGCTATGGCGCAGATTCAAGCGCAAGAAAACACTAAACCTGCGGCAGCAGAGTAATAAACGGGGTGGTTAGGCAGACTTTCGAGGATGTTGCAAGCGTGCTTTTTTTCTGCCTTCTAGCACACACGTAGTAGCAACCAAATCGACACCCCACCCACAGTACAGTAAAGGACAGATAAATGGACGTTAAAGTAAGTAAAGCCGCCTATAAATTGGCGCATGAACTAGAGCATGACGGGTATGAAACGCACTCTACTATGATAAAAATTTTGTGCCAAGAAATAGCTAAATTAGACGCGTGTTTTTTACGTCTTGGGTCAAGATTTACCGAGGCTAAACAAAATATTAAGTTATTAAAAGAAGAAAATGAGTCATTAAAAGATAAGTTGATGCTTACTAAACAATCGTTAGAAATTGTAGAAAGCTGGACAAAGAAGTGAATATTCTTTGGATTGATTTTGAAACACGCTCACGGTGCGACTTGCGTACCCGTGGGGTGTACAACTACGCCCAAGACCCAAGCACGCAAGTGCTATGTATGTCTTATGCGTTTGATGATGCTGAGGTAGTCACTTGGACACCCGATCAGCCATTCCCTACTGAGGTAGCCAATTTCACAGGTCAAATCAGGGCGCACAACGCGGCGTTCGAGCGCTTGATCTGGTGGTATGTCCTGTCAGCAGACAAAGGTATCCCAGAACTAAAGCTAGAACAGTTCTATTGTACTGCGGCGCAAGCCCGTGCCAACTGCGCGCCTGGCAGCCTAGAGGACGTTGGGCGTTTTGCTAGTGCCAATATGCGTAAGGATCACCGTGGCAATCAGTTGATACGCCTGCTATCCATACCCAAGCTTGATGGCACCTTCAACAACGATCCAACCCTGATGGCTGAGATGATCGCCTATTGTGAGCAAGACGTTAGGGCCATGAGAGCGATTAGCCAAGCTTTGCGTGATTTATCAGATAATGAGTTGGCTGATTACCATGTCAATGAGCGCATCAATGATCGTGGGGTGCTGTTAGATAAGCCTTTGGCGCAGGCAGCTATCCGTTACGCAGGGGAAGAATTACAGGAAATTGAACAGATTGTGGCTGAAGTGACGCAAGGTGAGATCACTTCGGTACGTAGCCCTAGAATGCGTGAGTGGGTCTTAGCGCGTGTTGGCGATGAAGCTAAAAAGTTAATGGAAGTGTATAAAGATGGCGATAAGAAATATTCGATCGACAAGTCAGTTCGAGCTAACCTACTTGTTTTTGCTGAAGAAAACCCCGATGAGATACCGCCGGAAGTTGCGGATGTTATCCAATGTGCGGACGACCTATGGGCGTCTAGTGTTGCGAAGTTCAACCGATTAAAGGATTTAGCAGATGAAGAAGATAGCCGAGTTAGAGGTGCGTTTGTCTTTGCTGGAGGAAGTGCTACTGGGCGTGCCTCATCTTACGGCGCCCAAGTCCACAATTTCACCCGAAGGTGTGCTAAAGATCCTGATGCCGTTAGACAAGCTATGGTTAGAGGCCACTCAATTGTCCCTGCCTTTGGACGCCGAGTTACCGATGTACTCAAAGGAATGTTACGACCTGCCATTATCCCAAGCGCAGGCAAAAGCCTTGTCGTTGCCGATTGGTCAGGAATCGAAGCTAGAGTTAACCCCTGGCTCTCCAACAGCGAAGCGGGGGCGGAAAAGTTACATCTCTTTGCATCTGGAAAAGATGTCTATAAAGTTAACGCCTCAGCAACTTTCCACGTCCCCGTTGCTGATGTCGATGGTGAGCAAAGACAAATCGGCAAAGTTCAAGAGTTAGCCTGTGGGTTTGCAGGTGGTGTGGGCGCGTTTGCTGCGATGGGCAGAGCCTATGGCATTTTGTTGCCTGAGCCACAAGCCAAGCGCATGGTCACAGGCTGGCGCATGGCTAACCCGTGGGCAGTTCCGTATTGGCAAGACTTAGAATCAGCCTACACACGGGCAATGCGTAACCCAAAGCATGAGTTTTCCGCAGGTAGGGTTACCTATATGTACGATGGCTTGCATCTTTGGTATGCTCTACCTTCGGGCAGAGTTCTTTGTTATCCGTTTGCTAAATTAGAGGTTGATGGGGTTACCTACGCTAAAGCAGCATGGAAACCCGCAGCCGATGCAAAGGAATGGCCTAGAGCAAGATTATGGAAAGGATTAGCCTGTGAAAACATCACCCAAGCCGTCGCCAATGATTTACTTAGACATTCTTTACGTCAATTGGATGATGTCGTACTTCACGTACATGACGAAATTGTTATCGAAACAGATCAGCCCGAAGCGATCATAAAACGAATGGAAGAAGTGATGTGTACACCGCCCGATTGGGCTACCGGAATTCCCCTTGGCGTTGAGATACATTCAATGCAAAGGTATGGCAAATAAAAGAAAAACCCCCTAGTGATTAGCTAGGGGGCAAACCCTCACGAAAGGTACTACGAATGAACTTTGTTGAATATATCACAGGATTAGCGCCAGAGGGCGAAACTGCCCTTGTTGTACGTCAAAAGCCACAGTTAGACGCTAATGGACTATTACAGACCCATGCTGATGGTGCAATTAAATGCACTTGGCCTGCGTTCTTGCCAACCGCCAAGGTCAAGCCTGATTGGGCAATCTACGGCAACACAGGCTCATTTATTCTAGATCGCTTTGCCGATGGCAAGGTGTCCGCATCTGCCGCAAACTGTGAATACGTCCTTGTGATGATGTTAGATGACATTGGCACTAAGTCCAAAGAGCCGCCCCTTGCGCCTACATGGATTATGGAAACGTCTGAGGGGTCATTTCAATGGGGTTATGCGTTTAAAGAGCAACCTAGCAAGGGCGACTTTACCGCAGCCATCAAAGCGATTGCCAAGGCAGGCTACACCGATCCTGGCGCAACTAACGCCGTGCGTAACTTTCGCTTGCCCGGTTCAATCAACCTCAAGCTAGGGCGCAATAACTTTGCTTCGGTTTTGGTAGAGTTTCACCCTGAGCGTGAGTACAACCTAGAGGACATCTGCACCGCCCTTGATGTGGTGCCTGATCCTGCTGACACGGCTACCAACATAGCTATCCGTCTTGCTGACACAGGTAAGGATTCGGTAGTGACTTGGCTCAATGAGCAAGGGCTAATCATGTCCGCTGCCAATGGTGAGGGCTGGATGGGTGTGGTTTGCCCTAACAACGGCGAACATTCCGATGGCAACATAGAGGGTAGGTATAAACCCTTAGATCGCAGTTACTGTTGTTTGCATGGTCATTGCGTAGACTTTAGTTCGCAAATGTTTCTTAATTGGGTTGCTGACAATGGTGGCCCTGAAGTAGATCATGGATTGCGTGATGAGTTACTAGCAGAAAAGATGTCCTCTGCCCTGTCAAAATTAACGCCTAACGATGTCTATCGTGATACCGCAGCCGAATTGATTGCAGAAATAGAACGTAAAGAGCTTGGCCGTATAGAAAAAGCTGAGTGGTACAACCGCTTTGCTTATATCCAAGACGATGAGTCTTACTTTGATATGTTAGATAGGCGGGAGATCGGGCGTACTACCTTTAACGCCTTGTTCCGTCATGTCCCCTGCAAATCAATCCACACTGGGCGCCGGGTTGAAGCATCTATCTGTTTTGATGAAAACAGGCAAGCAATGGGCGCCAAGGCGCTTGTTGGTGTGACCTACGCAGCAGGTGAACAAGTGGTAGTTAGCCGTGATGGCGACTTGTACGGCAACCGTTGGCGCAACGCTAGACCTGACCTATCAGGTGCAAACAATAATAGTATTGATATGTGGATGGAGCATTGCCAGGCTTTAGTGCCTGAGCAGGCAGAGCTAGATCATATTTTTGATGTCATGGCTTTTAAGGTGCAACATCCTGAGATTAAGGTAAACCATGCGGTCTTACACGCAGGGGATGAAGGGTCAGGCAAGGACACATTTTGGGCGCCGTTTATTTGGGCTGTCTGTGGTGACCATTTAAAAAACCGCGGCATTATGGATAACAACAGCGTAAACAGTCAATGGGGTTATCAGCTTGAATCAGAAATTTTAATTATTAACGAATTAAAAGAGCCTGACGCTGCAACGCGTAGGCAATTAGCTAACCAACTCAAACCAATTATTGCAGCGCCGCCTGAGATGTTGCCTATCAACCGCAAGGGCTTGCATCCTTACATGATGGCAAACCGCCTGTTTGTGTTGGCCTTTAGTAATGACCCAGTACCTATTAGCCTGGCATCACAAGATAGAAGATGGTTTTGTGTGTGGTCTACCGCACCAAGGATGGACTCTAATAAAGCTAAAAAAATCTGGGATTGGTATAGAGCGGGAGGGTTTGCCTGCATAGCAAAATGGTTAACGGCAAGGGACGTATCTCAATTTAATCCATCAGCGCCGCCAATGATGACTGAATTTAAAGCTAACTTGGTTGAGCATGGCATGAGCATGGCTGAGTCGTATTTAGTAGATATGCTGCGAGAGCGTAAGAGTGAATTTAATAAAGGTGTAATTGGTTCGCCATTCCATAGTTTGTGTGATCGCCTTGCTGGTGCTGCACCGTCTGGCGTTAAGGTGCCACAGGCTGCGCTATTACACGCGCTCAAGGAAGCAGGCTGGATTGATTGTGGACGTCTAGCGTCCCATGATTACCCAAGCAAGAAGCATATATTCGCCGCGCCTGATGTTTACGAAACCCTCAAAAAATCGGAGCTTCGCCGTGCAGTAGAAGAAAATCCGCAGCCTAAGATGGTCATCGTCAAATAAAAAACGGGAGCGTTGCCCTGCAAAAAACGGGAGCGTTGCCCTGCAAAAAACGGGAGCGTTTGCCTGCAAGAATTAAAACAAAACGCTAACGGCCAGGTCATACGCGCAGGCGCGCGCGTACACGCGGGCGGGCGCATAGGCGCGCGCGTAGGTAGCAGGCGCAGGCGGGCGGCGGGCGCTTGCAGGCGCCTAGAATGGCGCCTAGGCCGCGATTAGGGCGCGGGTAATACTTAGGGAGCGGCGCGGGCAAGCGCAGCGCCTAGAGCGCTTAAAATTGTTTTACAGTTTAGCGGGCGCGGACAATAAAAAACCCGGCGCTAAGGCCGGGCGGGTTAAATAAAGCGGGTTTATAGGTCTAATAGGTAAGCGATCCATAGGGCCACTGCCAGGCCGCACAATACGGCTAACATAGGCGCGCCCCCTTTTCTACAGTGCCGCCTACAAGCCGGGCAAACGTCGCAGCAGCCGCCCGCGTATTAAAGCGGCGGCAAGCTTGCGACTCTATCCCGCCTAAATAGGTTGTATAAGTGACTCTATACATTACAGGCCCCCTAATATTTCGGTCAATACGTTGCGAGCTTGGTTGATATCATGCCAGGCGGCGCGGCCGTCATTGTCGCGGGCGTTAAGCGCTGCATTGTGCAAGTGCATATCTACAGTTGTAATTTTGCGCTCCATTTGAGCGCGGATTAATGACGCGTTAAAAGCGCGATTGTCGGCAATAGCTTGCTGCAAAACGTGTAAATCACTAGTTGAATAATTCATTTTTATACCCCTGTTTGTATTGGCGCATAGGCTGGTGTTGCATTGTGGTGGTCATAACGCTCATAATCGCGCTGCCCTTGCTGTACTCCATCACAATATAATTTTTGATGGTGATCTGAAAATAGGTAAATATCGGGAAATTCACAAGGGGAATAATTGCGCCCGTCGCGGTATCCTACCGCGTAAGCGTAAGCGTCGGAATAAAATTCAGTTGATCTAGGTTTCATCATTAACCCCTTAATTTGTTGGTGCATGGATAACGGGCGCGCCTGCTTTTTCGCATAGCATTACCGTTATTTCCCACGCTTTTTTGGCCTTAAATTGTGCTGCTGCTAATTGTTGGGCTTGGTAACTAGTATTGGCGTAAATTTCTAACACCTTGTTTTTATAAAATGCTTTGTAACCATTCATTTTTAAGCCTCCACTTTAGAATTTAAAAAACAAAAAACATAACCATTTTTCACGCCGCCGAAAGTCATATTAGATATATTCCAATCTAGCTTGTGCTTATCAATCAAAGCCTTAACCGCCTCATAATGCACTAGCTCATGATTTAAATGGTGCGGATATGAGATATAAACGCTGAAATTGTGGCCTATATCAGAATCAACCCACGCTTTAATGCGTGAACCCTTAATATTTGATGGCGGTATATATTTAGTTTGTATAGCTATCATTTTGATTTACCTTACTTTAGTGAATTAACAGGCCCGGCGGGTTTGCCAGGCCTGGCGCTGCTTTAAAACATTAAGCCACGGCCTGCAATGCAGGCGCTGGCGCTTTTAAATCAGTTAAAAATGCAGCGTCAACGGCAGCGCCGCTTACGCCCTCACTATCGGTGCGCATAGGCATAACCACGCCGTAAAATTCTGGCACGCCCGCCAGGGTGACTAGGGCGCCGCTTTTACCGTTTTGAAATACGTTAATAGTGCATTTTTTGGAACCGCCTAATAAATGCTGCACTTTTAAGAATTGCATTAAATATTCAGGATTGTAATTGCCAGGCAGCCCGTCGGTTTTAAAGCTGCATACCCGCTGGTAATCAGGGAACCGGCCGTCAATTTCCTGAAACACAATACGCCCGTTATTTGGCAGGCCTACAATTTCCCACGCGCCAGGGCCTTCGCATTTTATAAATGTTAGCTCTGGATCATAAGTGCCGGTTTTTGGTAAAGCGTTGATAACGTCGGCCGGGATGATTAGGGAACCATGGCCGACGTTTTGCGCCCCGGCTTGATGTAAACCTAGCTTGTGGCCGTCAGTAGCTATTACGCGGGTAATGGCCGGGGAAAATTCCACGTTTACGCCGCACAAGTAATAGCGTATATCCTTTTTCGCGGCCAACAATAGCAGCGCTTTAAGGGTTGATTGTTTTACAGTGAATTGATTTTGCATATTATTTCCTTTACTTTAGTTAAGAGTTTTGATTTTTACGCTGATAATTTCTACCGCGTGTTGATATAGCATATCCATATACGGTACTTCACATTGCGATTCAATTTTATCTAATAACGCAATACAGGCCGCCTTAGTGTTGCAGGCGTCAATTGCGTTATCAATATGAGCGTACGCGCGGTTAAGCGCGCTCACGTGAGCATTTATAGGTGACATTGTGGACATAATTAAAACCTCCCTAAAAAGCCGTAAGCGAACATTGCACCGATTACGGCGCCCAGGGCGCAAGCGCCCAGGATCTCCCAATTAGTTACATTCTGATATTTTTTCATTTCTGATTTAGTCATTTTTGGCCCCTTAGATAATGAATTCTGCATTGCCGCGGATGTTTAATTGAGTAGCGGCGGCTAGAATAGCGGCCTTGCTTTTATTAGTTATAGCGGCGCGATACATTGCGCTAAGGCCACGCGCGGCGGCGTCAATATTGCCCGTCATTGCGTGGGCCTGGATCATTGCAAACTGTTTTAATTGCGTTTTGTTCATGATTTTTTACCTTACTTTAGTTGATTGAATTGTGGACAGCGCCCACAATTGATAATGTAAACAATTGTTTTACATTTGTCAACAATTATTTAGATAGGTGTTTTCCCTAGGTCTAATTGGCAAAACATAGGTCAAATTGTCAAAACCTAGGTCATTTAAAAGGGGCTAAATGACCTATATTAGGGGCTTATAGAATAAGGGCTAAAAGCCGATCTAGGTCAAATTGTCATTTATTTAGGTATATGTTAAGAATGTATATTTTGTATAGTGCTATGGCGTAGGTGTTTTTTGGCAGCGATTATTTTGGCGTGACAATTTGACAATTTGACCTAGATTTTCGCGCCCGCCGCCGCAAAATTTCACGCAAAAAAGGAAAAAGCCGTTAACAAAATACAAATGACAATTTGACCTATATCTAGCTAAATGACAATTTGACCTAGGTCTAGCTAAATGACAATTTGACCTAGGTTTACGCCACGCGCCCGCCCGGCTAAATTCAAATGACAATATGACAATATGACCTAGGCCGCGCCCTGGCATAAAGCGCCCGCCACGCGCCCGCCGCGAGAATGTAAAAAGGGAAAAGCGCCCGCCATTGTGGCCGCGCCCGCCCGCCGAGCCATATAGAATAAGGGCTACAGCGACCCCTACCCGCCGAGCCATATAGAATAAGGGCTGCCAGCCGACACCTCCCCCTAGGGCCTTGAGCAAAAGTGTTGTGGCTGGGGAGGTATTACGAACAATTTTTTATTTTTTGCAAAATATTTGATACACTCCCTTTTATGTTCCAAAGCTTCCACTACGAACCTCGCAAGCTCCAAGCTACCGAAGCACGGCTCGAAGCCATAATGAAGGCCGCTAAGTTAGGGCTAAAAGGGGATTCGCTTGCGCTTGCCGCAGGAATGACCCCGGCTGAATATCGCCAGTTAATTATGTTTGACCCCATCGCCGAATACGCAGAACAACGCGCTAGAGCGCAAGGAGAACTACGTGCATCTGAACTTCTACACGAAGCCGCCGAAGCTGGTGACGCAAAAGCCACCCTTGCCATCTTGCAAAACATCCACGGATGGGTTGCCAAGCAACAGCTTTCAATCGATGTTGAACAACGAATATCTATCACGGCAGCGCTTGAACAAGCGCAATCAAGAGTTATCAACGGCTTGGAATACGACCCAAGCGAAACCGTAGAGTTCAAAGAAGTTAAACAAAAAGAACGAAAGGCTGCATAAATGCCATATAACGCGTTAGCCCCTGCCCCTGTAAATGCACTAAATATGTTTGCGTCAGATCCGATAGCAAAACAAGCGCCTGCGCCTACGTTTTCATCTAAGCTAAACCCAGACGAAGAATCGGCGTTTCAAAAATGGATTAAATCTACGGATTGGTATAAAGAGTTTCGTAAAGAGTACAACGAAGAACCTAACCTTAACGCTTCTGAGTATGACTACCGCGCAGCGTGGAAAGCAGGTATTCAGCCCGAACGGGATCCGTACGATAAAAACCGATACCATTGGCCGTCGTCTTTGCCAGGCGGCGAAATGTTAAAATCTCCAACTCACCCAACGGCTTGGAAAGAACAGTTTATGCGGCAGACAGGTCAAAACCCTGATGCTATAGGATTACAGTCGCCTCAAGACGCAGACGTATATTTAAAAGCTATACCTAGACTACGTTAATGCAGACAACCATATACAGCGCGCAAGACGAACAAGAACTCATGTCGCGGCTTTGGTCGCCGTCCCTCAAGGACAACCCACTGGCGTTTGTGATGTTTTGCTACCCTTGGGGTGAAAAGGGGACGCCGTTAGAGAACTTCACAGGGCCTAGAAAATGGCAGCGTCAGATCTTGACAGACATCGCCGACCACATCAAACAGAACAATGGCAAGGTAGACTTTAGCGTCTTGCGCGAAGCGGTGGCGTCTGGGCGTGGTATTGGTAAGTCGGCCTTGGTATCTTGGCTAGAGCATTGGATGCTGTCTACCCGGATAGGCGCCAGTATTATCGTGTCGGCTAACAGCGAAACGCAGCTACGCTCGGTCACTTGGGCTGAGATAACTAAGTGGCTTAGTATGTCGGTCAATAGCCATTGGTTTGAGGTATCAGCAACTAGAGTGATGCCAGCCAAATGGTTGACGGAACTGGTTGAGCGAGATCTAAAAAAAGGCACCCGCTATTGGGGTGTGGAAGGACGGCTTTGGTCGGCTGAGAACCCTGACGCTTTTGCGGGTGTACATAACTATGATGGGGTAATGGTTATCTTTGATGAGGCGTCTGGTATTGATGATTCCATCTGGGCGGTGACATCGGGCTTCTTTACAGAGAACACACCGAACCGCTTTTGGTTTGCGTTTAGTAACCCACGGCGCAACAGTGGCTACTTCTATGAGGCGTTTCATTCTAAACGTGACTTTTGGCAAACTCGCAACATTGACTCACGGCAAGTAGAAGGTACGGACAAGTCGGTATACAACCAGATCATTGACGAATACGGGGCTGATTCAAGCCAGGCGTATGTTGAGGTCTATGGTATGTTCCCCAACGCAAGTGATGACCAGTTCATCTCTAGCTTGGTGGTGGACGAAGCCATGCAACGGGAGAAGTACAAGGATGACTCCGCGCCCATCATCATTGGGGTTGACCCTGCACGGTTTGGCGCTGATGCTACCGTTATTGCAGTGCGTCAAGGACGGGACATCATTGCCATCCATCGGCACAAGGGTGATGACACCATGGAAACGGTGGGCAGGATCATTGAGGCAATTGACGACTACAAACCAGCGTTGGTCAACATTGACGAAGGCGGCCTTGGGGCCGGGGTAGTAGATAGGCTCAAAGAACAACGGTACAAAGTCAAAGGGGTTAACTTTGCAAACAAGGCTAAAAACCCCATGATGTACGGCAACAAACGGGCAGAGATGTGGGGCGATATGCGCGATTGGCTTAAAAGCGCAGCCGTCCCAACTGACAGGTATCTCAAGAGTGACTTCATTAGCCCCCTGATGAAACCAGATAGCAAGGGATCCATTTATTTGGAAAGCAAGAAAGACATGAAAGCGCGGGGTTTGGCATCGCCCGACGCCGCTGACGCCATAGCGCTGACCTTTGCGTTTCCAGTTGCACACCGCGAAAGTAAAGGTACAATTCGCAAACCATCGTACCAATCACAAGGTGCGGTAACTAACTCATGGATGGGATCATAATGGCAACTAAACCTGGCTTATATGCCAACATTCACGCTAAACAAGCTCGCATCAAAGCGGGATCTGGCGAAAAGATGAGAAAGCCTGGCAGCGCAGGCGCACCGACAGCTAAAGACTTTAAGCAATCAGCCAAAACCGCTAAAAAGAATAAATAGTATGTTTAAATCGCTAATGAAGCTGTTTGGCTATAAACCAACCCCAACACAGGAGCAACCATGCCTCTCAAAAAAAGCGCTAGTAAAGAAGCCTTCCGTCAAAACGTCCGCGCCGAAGCGCACGCAGGCAAGCCCATCAAGCAAGCAGTCGCCATCGCGTATTCCGTCAAAAGGGAAGCCGCGTCAAAAAACAAAACCAAAGGTAAATAGTAATGTTAAGACCGCTAAGTAACTGTGTTTTAATTAAACAAGACATAGAAAAACTTTCAAATATTATCGAAGTAACAGGTACAAAAAAATTATTCTCAGGTATTATTGTGGCAATTGGTGACGGTAAGAAAAACCTAAAAGGGTTTATTGAGCCTATGAACGTCAAAAAAGGCGACCATGTGCTATTCGGTGAATATTCCGGGCAAAAGGTCGATGTTGACGGCGAAGAACTGCTTATGATGCGTGAGCCGGACGTGATTGGAATATTAGATGAATGATCCTACAGGTATAAACAAGGCAGGCATAGTAGCTGCAAGAGGTGGCCCTGAAGGGGCGCCTACCGATCACACGGATACCCTTGCTGAAATGCGTACCCGCTACACAATGGCGGTTGCAGCGTTTAGTGATTCCCGTGAAGATGAGCTAGATGACTTGCGGTTTATGGCTGGATCACCAGACAATCAGTGGCAATGGCCTGCTGATGTATTGGCAACCCGTGGTTCAGTACAGGGGCAAACAATCAACGCCCGTCCTTGTTTGACCATTAACAAGCTGCCACAGCACGTCCACCAGGTAACAAACGAACAACGTCAGAACCGACCCTCTGGGAAAGTCATCCCTGCGGACGACAAAGCGGATGTTGAAGTAGCACAGATTTTTGAAGGTATGGTTCGCCATATCGAGTATATGAGTGATGCTGATGTTGCCTACGACACGGCTTGCGAGAACCAAGTAACGTATGGTGAAGGCTACATTCGGGTATTAACCGAGTATTGCCACGACGATTCGTTCGATCAAGACCTACGCATTGGGCGCGTTCGCAACTCGTTCTCTGTTTACATGGATCCGATGTCCCAAGACCCTACTGGCGCTGACGCCGAGTGGACGTTTATTACTCAGGACATGACCAAAGAAGAATATGAGCGTGAATACCCTGATGCCGCGCCCATAAGCTCTATTTTGGCAAGCGGTGTAGGCGATCAATACCTCTCTCAGTGGCTAACAGAAGATACCATCCGCGTTGCGGAGTATTTTTACTACAAGCACAAGACCAAAAAGCTGAATTTATACCCTGGCAACCAAGCGTTTTACGAAGGAAGCCCTGAAGATAAGCAAATGAAGGATATGGGTCTAAAACCCGTCAATAGCCGCATCGTAGACGCTAAAACAGTCATGTGGATGAAAACCAATGGCTTTGAAGCGTTAGAAGAACGTGAATGGGCAGGTAAATGGATCCCTGTGGTACGGGTGATCGGCAACGAATTTGAGGTAGATGGTCAGATTTACATCTCAGGCTTGGTACGCAACGCTAAAGATGCTCAAAGGATGTACAACTATTGGGTTTCGCAAGAAGCAGAAATGCTTGCTTTGGCTCCAAAAGCACCATTTATCGGTTATGGCGGTCAATTTGAGGGTTACGAAACCAATTGGAAAACAGCCAACACAACAAATTGGCCGTATTTAGAGGTTAATCCTGATGTAACCGATGGTATGGGCGGCATATTGCCATTACCGCAACGCGCCCAACCACCAATGGCTTCAAGCGGTCTTTTACAAGCTAAAGCTGGTGCAAGCGACGATATTAAGTCCACAACAGGTCAATATGACTCTAGTTTGGGCGCAACAAGCAACGAACGCAGCGGTAAAGCAATCCTTGCCCGTGAAAAACAAGGCGATGTAGGTACATATCACTATGGCGACAACCTCGCCCGTGCGGTTCGCCACATCACCCGTCAATTAGTAGACATGATTCCTAAGATTTACGACACCGAGCGTATTGCCCGTATCGTAGGTATGGATGGTGAAGTCGATATGGTTAAGATTAACCCTCAGCAACCTGAGCCAGTTAAGAAAATCGTTGACCAAGCAGGCATTGTGATTGAAAAGATATACAACCCTGGCGTTGGCTATTACGATGTGGTCTGCACTACAGGCCCAAGCTATATGACCAAGCGTCAAGAAGCAATGGACGCAATGGGTCAGATTTTGCAAGGCAACCCACAGCTTTGGGCTGTTGCAGGCGATTTGTTTATCAAGAACATGGATTGGCCTGGCGCTCAAGAGATGGCGGCTCGCTTTGCTAAGACCATTGATCCTAAGCTATTGGAAGTGGATGACAAAGATCCTGCACTGCAAGCTGCTGAACAGCAAATGCAAGCAATGGCTCAAGAAATGGAACAAATGCACCAGATGTTGCAAAACGTGGGTAAATCCATTGAAGCGCAAGACATGGAACGTAAAGAATTTGAAGCGATGATTAAAGCGTTTGATGCTGAAACCAAGCGTATTACTGCCGTTCAAGCGTCTATGTCACCTGAACAGATCCAAGACATTGTGCTTGGCACCGTGCATGGAATGATTACTAGCGGTGATTTGGTTAATGAAATGCCTAGAGAGCAGACCGAAGTTGGCGAACCTCAAGGTATGATGCCACCTGAACAAATGCCTCCTGAACAAATGCCACCTGAAGGGATGATGCCACAATGAAATGCTGCGACTTTGTAGGATTGTTTTTCTTAGCCCGTGATGTAACCCACTCGGTTCATTTAAACACCCGTAGCTATGCAAAACATAAAGCTTTGCAAAAATTCTATGAGGGTATCATTGACCTTGCAGATTCGTTTGCTGAGGCATATCAGGGTCGGCACGGTTTAATTGGCCCCATCACTTTGATGTCGGCAAAAAAAACTGGAAATATTATTGAATTTTTAGAATCACAGCTTGAAGAAATAGAAGCAAGCAGATATAGTGTTTGTGAAAAGACAGATACACCGTTGCAAAACCTAATTGACGGTATTATTGAGTTATATTTAAGCACCTTGTATAAATTGCGCTTTTTAGCGTAAGGAGAAAAGAATGGATTTTTTAAACCCCTTAGCCGATGCCAATTACCCGGCAGATTCTGATACTACTAGCGGTACTGCTGTTAGTCTTGGTACTTGGCCTCCTGGCCCACAAGGTGTAATGGTTTGGTGTACTGAAGCTGCCTACATTACTGTCGGCGAAGGCGCCGTTGCTACTACTTCTAGCACACCAATCCCAGCTTTAACACCAATCCCATTTACTGTAGCTACTACCATTACTGGCCCTTGGCGTGTAAGCGCATTGCAAGTGTCTACAGGCGGTACTGTCTACGCTAAACCAATCAATTTCAGATGAGTTGGGGAATTGGCGCTCGTACAGGTGTAGCCGTAGGGCTAGGTAACATTGTTGCCTTTTTTACCAATCGTGCAGGCTCTGCACCTAGCTCTGGTGTTTTACTTACCGAATCAGGTGCCAATTTAGTCCAAGAAGATGGCTCATTTATTTTAGTTTAAGGAATTATCATGGCTAACGTCAAAATTAGTGCTTTACCATCAGCAACCACCCCTCTAGCGGGTACTGAGGTATTCCCAATTGTTCAAAGCGGTGTTACAGATCAAGTATCAATTGCTAATATAACCGCAGGCCGTGCAGTATCAGCCGCTAGTTTGACTTTAACTACCACGCCTTTAGCTGCTGGTAGCGGTGGTACAGGACTTTCTAGTCTTGGCACTGGTATTGCCACTTGGTTAGGCACACCATCTTCAGCTAATTTAATATCTGCTGTTACCGATGAAACAGGTTCAGGTTCATTAGTATTTGGCACTACCCCAACGGTTAACAACCCAACCGTAACAAATTACACCGAAAGTGTAGTGGCTATTGGTACGGTTACAACTACAAACACTATTGCGTTAACCAACGGCACAGTACAAACAGCTACCTTAACTGCCTCTACCGCCTGTACATTTACAATGCCTACAGCCACTGCTGGTAAATCATTTATCTTGTTATTAAAACAAGCAGCTTCAGTAGGCCTTGGTACAGCTACATTTACTGGGGTTAAGTGGGGTACTGCTGGCGCACCAACCATTACCGCAACTGCTGGCAAGATGGATATTTTAACTTTTGTAGCCGATGGCACAAATTGGTATGGCTCTATTGCTCAAGGGTATACACCGTAATGTTTGCCGCTAAGAACTCTTTCTTAACTGCTGGCGCTGGCGGTGCATTGTATATGGATGCTTCTGCATCAGGCGCAACAGTGACCACTAGCGGTGACTATAAGATTGCAGTATTTAATGGAACAGGCTCATTTACAGTTGCTTCTACAGGAACTGATGCAACTTATGGCTCTAAAGTTGAGTATTTAGTTGTTGCTGGGGGTGGTAGTGGTGGTAGAAGTGCTTATGGCGGTGGCGGTGGCGGTGCTGGAGGAATGTTAGCAAGTTATCCACCTGGAGTTCCAAGTTTAACTGTTGCAGCAACTGCGTATACAGTAACTGTTGGTGGTGGCGGGGCTGCAGCAACTTCTGCAACAAATGGGTCTAACGGAACTGACTCGTCTATTGGTTCTTTAATAGTTAGTACGGCTGGCGGTGGTGGTGGCGGCGGGAATTCTGGAACAGCAAACTCTGGTGGTTCTGGTGGTGGCGCAATCGGTGGTGGCAGTTATGGTGCGGGTGTATCAGGACAAGGCTATAGAGGTGGCGATGGATTTTATGGTAAAGCTCAATCTGGCGGCGGCGGCGGCGGTGCAGCAACGCAAGGTGGAAATGCTGTTCCAGATGGATATAACGCTGGTAATGGTGGAAGTGGAAGTCTTTCTGGAATAGTCAGTGGCATTAATGTATTTTATGCTGGCGGTGGTGGTGGTGCTGGCGTAAGTGTGCAAGGTACTGGTGGATCAGGCGGCGGTGGCGCTGGTGCAAACTCTGCAGGCGTTTCTGGAACAACAAATCTTGGTGGTGGCGGTGGTGGCGTAAAATCAGGTACTAGCGGTGCTGGTGGTTCAGGTATTGTAGTAATTAAATGGAGATTCCAATAATGGCTCATTTTGCAGAATTGGACTCAAACAATATTGTTTTGCGAGTCCTTGCTTTAGATAATTCTGTCATGGAAAACGACCAAAGTCAGCGTATAGAACAACTTGGCATTGACTTTTTACAAAATCTATACGGTACAGATACTATTTGGGCGCAAACTAGCTACAACACCCGTGCTGGTATTTACTATGTTGCTGGCACTAATGAGGTTAGTCCAGACCAATCATTAGCTTTTAGAAAGAACTACGCAGGCATAGACTGGTCTTATGATCCAACTCGTAATGCGTTTATCAATCCAAAGCCTGTTGTACCGCCAGAAGATGAGCAGTATGTCACTTTTGATGAGTTTGCTTGTCTTTGGTATTACAACCCACCACAACCAGTAATTGAGGTGACTCGTGTCTAGTCCAACAACAGACCTTAAAATTGTAGACAATGTGTTTGTAAAAATGCACTTGTTTAACAATGTTGGTGATACGCATGAAGGTCATACTCATGCTTTTGACCACATTACTTTGTTAGCTTATGGTTCAGTAAAAATGGTGCATGACAACGGTGAGGCTGAATATAAAGCTCCGCATTTAATTATTACCCCTAAAGGCATTAAACATCAATTTACCGCTTTAGAAGAAAATACTGTTTTTGCGTGTATTCATGCTATTCGTGAAAAAGATGAATTAGACGCAATAGCAAGCCCAGACATTACAATAGAACAAGCGTGGGAATTGCTTGGAAATACCCCCTTAACTAAGGATTGATTTATGCCAACTTACACTCTTTCGCCTTTAGCTGGTGCTGGCTGGCAGTTCTTTGATAGCAACGGCGTACCTTTAGCGGGTGGGTTACTTTATACCTATACGGCTGGTACAACTACGCCTGCGGCTACCTATACTTCTAGCACTGGCGGTACAGCTAATAGCAATCCAATCGTTTTAGACTCGGCTGGTAGAACTCCAGCGCAGATTTGGTTAAACAGCACATCATCTTACAAACTGATTTTAAAAGATTCTACTTTTACACAGATTTGGTCTAACGATAACATCCCTGGCTTTACTTCAGCTTCAGCAGTCAACTACACGCCTACAGGCAACTTTACCGCTACTACAGTACAAGGGGCTTTAGATGAATTAGCCGCTAGTACAGGCGCTAATATCATTAAATACAACCAAGGCTCTACGGGCGCTGTTACTAGAACCGTTAAGTCTAAACTGCAAGAAGTCGTGTCCGTTAAGGATTTTGGTGCGGTAGGTAATGGTACAACTGATGACACCGCAGCTATTCAAGCTGCAATTGACTCTTTATCAACCGCAGGCGTAGGCGGTACAGTCTACTTGCCAGCAGGCACATACAAAGTTACTAGCAACCTTACTATTACATGGCCTAACGGCACAGATGCTAACGCCCCAGCACACGTTACCCTGCGTGGCGAAGGCGCTGATATTAGCTTTATTTACGATTATCGTGCAGGTACACCTACTAAAGGTTGTATCACTATTGACTTTAGCGCTTCTTTTGGTAGCCGCTATTTTGACTGCACAATGGGAGGGTTTACCCTAGTTAAGAAAGTTAACGCTACTACCATTGACATTCCAACCAATGTTTACACTTTGGGTACAGGTATTGGCTTGTACATGGATAGCGTTCCAACATTAGGCTTTTTTGAAAATATCCGCATTACAGGTTATAACACTTGCGTTCAGATGGTAGACTGCTTAGGCGTCACTTTTGACAACCTAATGATCTACGGTTGCGATCTTGGTGTGGTAGCTGGCATCGTAACTAATACCGAACCAACTGTTTTAACTTTTAATAACTGCTCTGCTTCAGCTTGTAAGTCTGTTGCCTACCTAATCTCAGGCGGTGGCCCAGTACGCTTTAACGGCGGTATTGTAGGCCCAGGCGGTACTTTAGCTGGTAGCTCACAAGGCGTTTCTGCTGGTATTTTTTACGGTACAAGTGCTTTTATTACTACTGAGTTGGTTGTAGATGGCACGTATTTTGAGCGAAATGTTGGTAATGCGGACATTTATATTAATACCCCTGCGGCAACTGCTACTAGGTCTGTAAGCAACATTACTAACTGTTTCTTTGCCCGTAACAGCGCTACGCT